AAATTCGTATCTATCGTGATACAGACATTGATACACTAAAGGCTACGTTTTTCCCAGGTTCTGCTATTAAGGCAGAAGATCTCAACGATAACTTTACTCAAAACAACTTTGCAGTACAGGAGATCAAGGCTAACACCTGGGACGTAGATCTTCAAACTATTAAATCTAATGAAACGTGGGTGAGTAGCGACACACAAATTGCTACCACCGCTGCAATGGATGCTCGTTTCCAAGACGAAGCAACTGAAACCATCGAAAGCACTGAAACGTGGGTTAGCGACGATGCTCGTGTACCTACGACAGCTGCAGTTGATGGTCGCATTGACACTGCTATTACCAACGATATTGGTACTGATGGCACTGGTATCACCGTAACTGATGATGGTGACGGTACGATTACTCTTGGTATTGCTGCTGATTCAGTTGATCTTGACCGGATTAAGAATGATGATATTATCACTTCTTCGGAAACGTGGGTCAACACTGATGATAAGATCGCTACTACTTATGCATCAGATTTACGATTAGTTAGTTATGTTGATGCCTATAACGAAGACGGTATCACAACAGATGGTACCGGAATTACTCTTAATAAAGGGCAAGGTACGGTAGAGTTTGGTCTCGGTGTCGGTAGTATTGATTTTGATCGAATCAAAGATTCTGATATTATTACCTACGCTGAGCAAGATGCAGGTTCTCCTGCTCCTGCTGATACCAACATCTTTACTGCTTCTGCTGCTGCACGTCGTTTCGACACACTTGTACAAACCGCTACTCCCACTGGTAGTGATTGGGAAGTCGGTAAAACGTGGTTGCAGAATGATGATGACCTGACCGTTTCTATTTGGAATGGTACTGGCTGGACTGCTATTAGCTCTGGTGGTGCTTTCCGTGAACAAACTAACGTTGTTTACGTTGATCCTACTGGTGATGACGCTAGCACGGGTCACCGTATTAGTGCACCTAAGCAAACTATTAAAGCTGCTATTAACCAGATTAACGCAGACATTGACACTGAAATCACCTCTGGTGGTACTGGTTATGTAGAAGGTTCCTATTCCGCTGTTACTTTGACTGGTGGTAAGGGTACTGGTTTGACTGCTGACATCACAGTTAATGCTTCTGGTGTTGTCTCTGCTGTCACTATTAATAGTGCTTCTACCCTTCAGAATTACAGCATTGGTGACGTACTGTCTGCTAGTAACGCTGACCTTGGTGGTTCTGGTTCTGGTCTTCAAATTACGGTAACTGGTGACGGTGACGGTCAAATTGTTATCGTTGCTGCTGGTGTCTACCGCGAGTATGCACCTATCCAAATCAAGCGTCGTAACGTTTCGATTATTGGTCAAGCACTTCGTAGTTGTGTTGTTCACCCCCACCCTTCTACGGAAACAAACAACCTGTTTGAATTGAACAGTGGTAGTTACTTGAGCAGCATGACCTTTACTGGTATCAAAGCTGGTACTGGTACGGGTAATAGTTTGGATGCAACCCTGCCTACTACTCAAGGTTGGAACGCTGCGTTCTACAACAACGCTTATATTATCAAATCTCCGTACATTCAGAATTGTACTAACTTCTCTGATAGTGAGATTGATAACAACGCTTTGAATGCAAACAATCCTGCAGGTGGTACTGCTGGTGACCTTGATTCTGCTCCTACTGGCGGTGGTCTGCTGGTTAACGGTGCAGCGGTCCATAGCGATAGCCCCTTGCGGTCTATGGTGTGTGACAGCTATACCCACGTTGCATTGAATGGTCCTGGTATTCTTGTCACTAACAACGGTTACGTCCAAGCTACTAGCTCCTACGCCTTCTTTAACAAGTATCACATCAAGTGTCTGAATGGTGGTCAGGCAAACCTTGCTGCCTCCACGACTGATTTTGGTGATGAGGCATTGGTTGCTAATGGTAAGTCTACAACTGCAATCTTTGATGCAGCACTGTCTACCAATGCAACAAGTGGTGATACTACGTTTACCATTAATGCTCCTACTGCTGCAGCAGGTTGGCACGGTTCAGCGACACGTCCACAAGGTAACATGCTTGTTACTTTGAATAGTGTTACGTATCCTGTTCTGTCTGCTACTGCTAATGGTGCTGGATGGGATGTGACGATTAGTCGTCCTAATCCTAGCCTCCGTAGTGACAACCTTGGTCTTGATGGTGATGTAACTACTCCTGCTACGGCTGAGTTTTTCCTCCGTTCTCAGATCGCTTCTAGCGGTCACACGATGGAGTACGTCGGTAGCGGTACTAACTACACTGCACTGCCTGAGAACGGTGGTGTGCCTGATGACACCAAACAGATTGTGGAGTCTAACGGTGGTAAAGTCTGGACTGCTATTACTGATCAAAACGGTAAGTTCAAGATTGGTGACTTCTTTGAAGTTGATCAACGTAGTGGATTTGTTACTTTGAGTGCAGGTTCATACGCCTTTGACGTTGTAACTGACACGACACCTCAACTTGGTGGTCAGTTGGATGCACTGAGCAATAAGATTGTTAATCTTGCTGATCCTACTGCTGCACAAGATGCTGCAACTAAAGCTTATGTTGACTCACTGCCTAGTGAAGTTGTAGATGATACTACTCCTCAACTTGGTGGTAATCTTGACGTTAACGATTATAGTATTACTAATGCACTCGGTAATATTGTTTTAGACTCTACTACTGGTACAAGCGGTACTATTAATTTAGATGGACCGATTGATTCCACTAGTAATGCTGATATTGTTATCAACGGTTCAGGTGTCAATCAGCTCGTAATTGATCGTATAATCACTGCTCCAGTTAACACTGACGTTAGGATAATTCCTCAAGGCACTGGTGAAGTTAATGTGGCTGATCACCGCATTATGAATGTTATTGATCCTATTGCTAACCAAGATGCAGCCACTAAAGCTTATGTAGACAGTGTAGCTTCTGCAGGCGATGCAGCATTTATTGAAACTCCTCAAACTCAAACAACCGATAAGGTAATTGCTGCTAATACTAACGCAGCTTGTGTGGGTCCAATTGCTGTGGATTCCGGTGTAACAATCACCATTGGTTCTAATTCTAAACTTGTTGTTCTTAACTAATCATGGCTTACGGAAAAATTAAAGCAGATACCCTTACCTGGGATAACAGCGGTACAGATACCGACATCACTATTAGCACACTTCTGGATAGTGCAGACATTGGTGCCACCATTCAAGCGTTTGACGCAGACAACGCAGTCACCGACGCTACCCAAACCTTTACCGCAGGTCAACGCGGTGAAATCACTACGCTTACTAGTTCTTCTGGTGTCTTGGCAGTTGACTTTAATGCCTCTAATAACTTCTACATTGAACTAAGCGAGAACCTTACTAGCATTACTGCATCTAATGCAACTGCTGGTCAGTCTGGTTCTATCTTTATTGCTCAACCTAGTTCTGGTGGTCCTTACACCGTTGGTGGTTGGGCAGCTGCATTCCTGTTCTCTGGTGGTACTGCACCCACGATCACCGCTACTAACTCTAAGACCGATCGTGTGGACTATGTGATTCGTGCCGCTGGCGAGATTCAAGTAGTCTGGACGGGGAACTATTGATATGTCAATTATTAATAATAGCATTATAGCAGGTGCCTCCGGTCAAGCCGGGGGCGCTGCCGCTGCCGATAATTTTTCGCTGCGGTTCAACTCAGGCGATAGCGCGTACCTTAGCCGTACCCCGCCCTCGGCGGGTAATCAACAAACTTGGACATGGAGCGCATGGGTAAAACTTGCTGCTCCAACACCAAGTGGTCAATATAGACATTTATTTGGCGCTGGAAGTGGCACTAGTGCTTATTTACATTTAGATCTAAATGCAAATCAAAAATTAAGTTTTGGTACTTGGTATACCGGTTATTTTATTACAAACGCAGTATTTAGGGATTACTCTGCATGGATGCATATTGTTCTGGTTGTTGATACAACAAATGGAACGGGAACTGACAGAATTAGATTGTATGTAAATGGAGAGAGACAAACTTTTAGCAGCTATGGAGATCCTGGTTCTGGAGCATCTTTGCAAGCCATTAACACAAATACCGCGCATTATATTTCAAGCACAAGTGTCGGGGGGTCTGGTAATACTGCTTTAGATACCTACCTCGCCGACGTTCACTTCGTCGATGGTCAAGCATTAGCCCCCACCAGCTTCGGTGAGTTCGACTCCACTACCGGCGTGTGGAACCCGATTGCATACACCGGCAGCCACGGCGGCAACGGATTCCACCTTGACTTTGCGGATAACAGCGACATAACCAATGGCTCAAACGTCGGCATCGGTAAGGACGTAAGCGGCAACGGCAACTACTGGAATAGCAACAACATCAGCGTTACCGCTGGCGCAGGCAACGACTCCCTTTGCGACTATCCCACGAACGGCGACACGGCGAATGACGGCGGATTTGGGGGAGAAGTGTCGGGGAATTATGCGACCTGGAATCCCTTACTGGTTCCGGCAGCTGCATCCTATTCAAACGGAAATCTAGAGGGAACAACTTCGACAAGTGGAAACATGCTTGGCAGCACTATTGCTGTCTCAAGTGGTAAATTTTATTGTGAAATTACACCTCTCACAACGCCATGTTGTATTGGTATTGTTAGACCAGGTGAGGTTAGGGAAATAGGCAACAATTCAGAATCGTTCGGTTATACAAATAGTGGCGACAAAAGGACAAACAATTCAGGATCTAGCTACGGATCAAGTTATTCTGCCAACGATGTAATTGGAATTGCACTGGATTTGGATGCAGGAACTCTAGTCTTTTACAAGAATGGTGTCAGCCAAGGTACTGCATTTAGTTCGCTGACTGGTGCCTATAGTTTTGCGATTAGTCGGTTTAGCCCTACAGAAATATCCGCTATCGCAAACTTCGGTCAACGCCCCTTCGCCTACCAAGCTCCCAGTGGTTTCCGCCCGCTTGCAACACCGTTCCTACCGACCCCGGCGATTGAAGACGGCTCGGATTATATGGACGTGAAGCTCTATACGGGCAATAGTTCAACCCAGACCATCTCGGACTTGGGGTTTTCGCCTGATTTCCTCTGGATTAAATCACGAAGTGCTGGTTATTCGCACCGTTTGTATGACACGATACGCGGTGTTTCTGACGCTCTTTATTCTGATTTAACTGATTCCGAAGGAGCCCATCAAGGTACTAATGAAAACCTAACCGCCTTTACATCTGATGGCTTTATTCTCGGGACTACTACAGGCATTAACACTCTTAACAATAATACGGTTACATTTGCCGCCTGGTGTTGGGACGCCGGATCATCAAACACCACTTATACGGCAGGTGTCACGCCAGGAGCAGGTAGCATCAGTTGTGTGCTGAGAACCAATCCCACTGCGGGGTGCTCGATTGTTACCTGGACGGGGACAGGTTCAGCTGGCAGTATTGCACATGGTTTGGGTGCGACCCCTGGTTTTATCATGTGCAAGGACCGTGGCACTAATAACTGGGTGTGTCAACACACTTCGACGGGTAACCAATACACACTTTTAAATTTAACTGAAAAGGCATATACAGACACTGCAATCTGGCCTTCTGCTGGGATCATCAACAATTAATGTTGGCGGTGGTTCAAATGTCAATGGCTCTGGTCGCACCTACGTCGCCTACTGTTTCGCCCCAATCGAGGGCTACAGCGCCTTCGGCAGCTACACCGGCAACGGCGACCCAGATGGTCCGTTTGTTTATACCGGGTTTAGACCAAGGTGGGTGATGATTAAAAACATAACCAAAACTACGCAAAGTTGGATTATCCGCGACACAGCACGAGATGCCTACAATTCAAGCACAACAGCAAAACTTGCAGCGAACTTATCTGACGAAGAAAACGGAAGCAATGTTGGTGCTGCTGGGCAAACACTTGTTGATTATGTAAGCAACGGTTTCAAGGTTCGTACAGCTGGTGGACCCGACAATGACTTAGGCGATGTTTATATGTGGGTAGCCTTCGCTGAAAACCCCTTCAAGTACGCCCGCGCTCGCTAATTACAACTAACAACTATGTATACTCTTAACGAAAAGACTCTTCGCCTTGATAAGGCGTTTACAACTGAAGATGGTCGTCAGTTCCCACGTAATTGGCTGCGTTTGAGCACTCAAGCTGAGCGTGATGCTCTTGGCATCGTGGAGACTCCTGACGTTACCTTTGTTAACTACGACCAACGTTTTTATTGGTCGCCAGAGAATCCTAAGGACCTTGATCAACTCAAGGAAACCTGGACTGCACAAGTTAAGCAAACTGCTGGCTCCCTGCTAGCTCAAACTGACTGGTACATTGTCCGTCAAGCTGAGAACAGTGCAGGTGTTCCTGCTGATGTTCTTGCTCGTCGTAGTGAGATCCGTGCGTTCAGCAATGAAAAAGAAGTAGCTATTGACGCTTGTGTTGACGTTGATGCCCTTGCTGCTTACGTGACTGGTGCTGACTTTAACCGTTGGGAACCACCTACGGAACCTGTTGTTGATGGCACTGCCACTGACGCAGGAATCGCTGTTACCTCCGTTAGCGGTGGTTTCGGTGAAGATACCATTACCCTGTGATTATCATGATTGCACTTATTCGCCCAATTCTTTTTTCGTTTGTTAATTCTGACAAAGTTAAGCGTCTAATTATTGACCTGCTTAAGAAGCTTGCAGAGCAAACCGATAACTCGGTTGACGATGAAGCTGTGAAGTTTATTGAACGTGG